GGGAAATCCGGTCTGGCCGGAATTTTGGTCAAAGAACGAGCTAGAAAAAGTTAAAGCGGAGCTTCCGGCATCTAAGTGGTCTGCCCAGTACCAACAAGACCCTAGTGCAGATGAGGCAGCGATCATCAAAAGGGAGTGGTGGCGGGTGTGGCAAGGAGATACGCCCCCGTCTTGCGAGTTTTTGATTCAGTCTTGGGATACAGCGTTTCTTAAAACAGAAAGGGCCGATTACTCGGCTTGCACGACTTGGGGCGTTTTCTACACAGATGACTCGGAAGACGGTCGTCTTAGGCCAAACGTCATATTATTAAACGCTTTTCAAGACCGGATGGAGTTTCCGGAACTAAAGAAAAGGGCCTATGATGCCTACCGGCAGTGGCAGCCGGATGCGTGCATTGTGGAAGCTAAGGCGGCGGGTTCACCCCTCATATTTGAATTGAGGCAAATGGGAGTCCCTGTCAGCGAGTATGTTCCTTCAAGAGGAAGAGACAAGATTGCCAGAGTGAATGCGGTGGCAGACTTGTTTTCTTCTGGCGTTATTTGGGCACCGAACAAACAATGGGCCGATGAAGTAATCGAGCAGTTTGCAGGGTTCCCCGGAGCAGCCTCGCACGATGATTTGGTGGATTCGTCCACGCAAGCCCTACTGAGATTTAGGCAGGGCGGCTTCGTGCCGTTGACAAGCGATGAAGATTTAGAGTACACGCCTAGGCAGGCTTATTCTCCGTACTGAGGTTTTTATGCCTTCACAGGAACAAATAGACAGAACGCTGGGCGGCAGGCTTGATCCGGCACCCGAAGAAATGTTTCAAACCGAAAAGGGTTCGGCTTACTGGGAACGTGTAAATAACTTTATTAATTACATGGACAGCATACTTCCTGCCGGATACCGGCTATCTAGCCCTAGCGGTTATAGGCCTGATTCAAAAAGTAAAAGTGGTAAAAAAATTGGAAGGGGAAGTCATAAGCGGCCCGCTTTTGATTTTGTTGTTGTCAGCGATTCTCCTGAATCTAGTTGGTCTTCTGCTAGCGAAAAAGAACGCTGGTCACTGTACCAAAATGAACTGCAGCCTCTTGCTCAATACTTTGGAATGGAGGCCCTGGGCGCGCCGCATGGAACCGGACCTCATTTGCATACTCAGTCAAACAGCACTCGACCTCTAAAGCCAGTTCAAGATGACCCCGAGAAGCTTGATAGTTACAGAAAGCGGATACTCCTTGCTTTGGGTATGGGCGGGGAGCAGAAGGTCGCTCAGTATAAACGTGGCGGAAAAATTGTAGATGCATACGGAAGATCACTTATTTAATCCAAATTGTATTGGTGCTTTTAAATGGCAATAAACCCCTCACTCAACCCAGACAACCCTCCGGTTTTTCCAAAAGATTTGGAAGACGCACTAGAGATTGATTCTGAGTTTGAGTTTGATATAGAAAGCCCCGAGCTTACTATCAGTGAAACTCCGGACGGTGGTGTCGTAATCGACATGTCTGTCGAGGCAGAGGTAGAAGTTTCCTTTGATGCCAACTTGGCTGAGTTTTGCGATGAAAAGACCTTGCAACACTTGTCATCTGAGTTGATTGGTATGTGCGGTGCCGACAAGGATTCCCGTAAAGACTGGGAAGACACGTACATTAAAGGTCTAGATCAGCTTGGAATGAAGATTCAGAATCGTAATTCGCCATGGCCCGGTGCTTGTGGTGTTCAACATCCAGTGCTTGCCGAGGCTGTTGTTCGCTTTCAGGCGCAAACGATTACGGAGATCTTTCCGAATGCTGGACCCGTTAAGACCAAGACTGTCGGAAAGCTAACGAAAGAAAAGGAAAAACAATCCTTCCGCGTCAAGGAGTACATGAATTATTTGATTACGGAGGAGATGCCGGAGTACAGATCAGAGACTGAAAAGATGCTTTTCAATCTTGCCCTGGCTGGTAGTGCCTTCCGCAAGGTTTACTGGGATCCAAGCATGTCTCGCCCTTGTTCGATGTTTATACCAGCGGAAGATTTGTTGGTATCTTACGGGGCTCCGTCGCTTGAAATGGCTGAGCGCGTCACTCATGTGATGAAAAAAACAAACAATGAAATCAGGAAGCTTCAGGTTTCTGGGTTTTACCGGGACATTGAGCTTGGCAGTGCAAGTTACGATTCAAGCGATATCAAAGAAAAGTATGACGAGCTAACCGGCGATTCGCCCAGCTTTTCCTCGGACAACAGGCACACCATCCTTGAGGTCCACGCAGACTGGGATCTCGACGGATTTGAGGACATGAAGGACGGTGACCCTACTGGTATTGCCCTCCCCTACGTTGTGACAATCGACTCCGACAGCGGAGAAGTTCTTTCCATCCGGAGGAATTGGATGGAGGGAGACGATCTTAAAATGAAACGAGATCACTTCGTTCATTACGAGTACCTCCCTGGGATGGGTTTTTACGGGTTCGGTCTAATACACCTTATCGGTGGAATAGCTAAGTCGTCCACTTCTCTTTTAAGGCAATTGGTCGATGCCGGAACTTTGGCCAATCTTCCCGGAGGCCTCAAGGCTCGCGGCCTTAGGATTAAGGGTGATGATTCGCCAATCATGCCCGGAGAGTTTAGGGATGTCGATGTCCCCGGAGGAGCTATTCGGGATAACATTACTTTCCTGCCATACAAAGAGCCGTCCAATGTTCTTTATCAGCTTCTTCAAAATATCGTTGAAGAGGGAAGGCGGTTTGCTTCCATAACCGATATGAAGATTTCTGATATGAACCAGCAAGCCCCTGTGGGTACGACTCTGGCAATTATCGAAAGATCTATGAAGGTGATGAATGCCATCCAGGCTCGCATTCATTTTTCCATGAAAAAAGAGTTTAAGATTCTTTCTGGCATTGTCCGTGACTACATGCCCGAGGATTATGAGTGGGAAGTTGACGGGGCGGATGTCTTTAGGGTTGATGACTTCGATGATCGGATTGATGTTGTTCCCGTTTCCGATCCAAACTCATCGACAATGGCCCAGAGAATTATGCAGTATCAGGCTGCACTGCAGTTAGCTGCTACTGCGCCGCAGCTTTACAACCTTTCAGAGCTTCATCGGCAGATGCTTGATGTGCTTGGCATTCAGGATGCTGACGACATTGTTCCCACAGAGGATGACGTTAAGGCACTTGATCCAGTTTCGGAAAATATGAATCTGCTCAAGGGCGATCCCGTCAAGGCCTACATCTGGCAAGATCATCTGTCCCATATTCAAGTTCATATGGATGCGGCCAAAGACCCAAAGATGCTTCAGATTATTCAGTCTTCGCCCAAAGCAAAGCAAATCGAAGCGTCTCTTGCCGCCCACGTATTAGAACACCTTGGTTTTCAGTATCGACAAGAAATCGAAAAAGAGCTTGGCGTTACGCTTCCGCCTCCGGACGAGCCCTTGCCGCAAGATATTGAGGTGCGAATTTCTTCCTTGGTTGCAGAAGCCGGAAGCAGGTTGCTGGGTCGAGATATTGCCGAGGCCCAGATGAAAGAACAGATGGCGAAGATGGAAGACCCGGTCATCCAGCAACAGAACCGAGAGTTGGATCTCCGTGAGGCAGAGTTGCAGCACAAGATGAAGCTGGATGCTGCCCGCATTGCCGCAGACCTCAAAAAGACAGAAGAGCGTCTTGATGTTGAGAAACAACGGATTGTTTCAAACGAGATGCTCACTGGCATGGAAGCTGGCAAGGACGCGGCGCTTGAGCATCTTAAACTTGAGTCAAAAGAAAAGTTTAACAAAGAGAAAGAACTTCTAGATGGAATGCATTTTGGTCTTGAAGTTGCCGAAAAAATAAAATCCGAAAGGGAGTCTGAGTGAGTAAAAGCTGGAGCGAGCTTTTCAAGGAAAGGCTTAGGGAGAATATGAACAACAAAGCAGATGATCTCTCTACTGGATGTGCTTCTGATTTTCCGGACTACAGATTTCGTGTTGGTGTCATCGAAGGTCTCGCAATAGCTGAACGAGAGTTTCTTGACATTATCGAAAGGATCGAAAAGGAGCTTTGATTTTCACCCATAGTGGGTGCATTGGGTAACGGCCCGCCCTAAAGGGCTGCAATCAGCGAAAGCTGCAAAGGACGCAAATGGCTGAAGAGTCGGAGGAGTTAGAGGAGTACCACGAAATTCTAAGGCAAGCGGGCGACAAGCTTCCAAAGCCATCAGGCTGGAAGGTGCTTATCGCCGTTCCCAAAGCCAAGGAAAAGACAGAGGGCGGCATATACAAGCCCTACGAATCAATGAATGCCGAAGAGGTCGGCACCATTATTGGTCTTGTTCTTAAAATGGGTGATCTTGCGTATAAGGATCAGAAAAAGTTCCCTACGGGGCCTTGGTGTCATCGCGGTGATTTTATCGTCATGAGGACTTACTCAGGTACCCGCTTTAAAGTTGGGGAGCAGGAATTCCGTCTAATCAACGATGACACGGTTGAAGCCGTCGTTGACGATCCCAGAGGGGTTGCGAAAGTAATATGAGTAACGAACAGTTTGTTTCATCCCCTATGGGGAGCGAAAATGAGGAAGCTGCGGAAGTTCAGGAAACCGAGGAAGACTTCACAATTGATGTCTTGGACGACACTCCTGAAGAGGACCGTAATCGAAAAGCACCCGCTCAAGGTTCTCCCGATCACGACGAAGAATTAAAAAGCGTTAGCAATTCGGTTCAAAAAAGAATAAAGAAACTTAAATTTGATTATCACGAGGAGCGTCGGAACAAAGAAAATGCAGCCCGCATGCGAGATGAAGCTGTTACATATGCAAAGAAAATTGCAGATGAAAACAAGCAGCTTCGGGATCTCTTAAATAAAGGCGAGCAGGTTCTTATTGATGAGGTTAAGTCCCGTACCGAAAATGATGTCCTTTCGGCCAAAGAAAAGCTGAAGAGGGCTCATGAGGAAGGGGACACTGACGCGCTTGCGGACGCCCAAGAGCAGCTTGCTAGAGCAGCTTATGACGCCCGCAAGGCCGCTGAGTTTCAACCCATTTCGCCAACACCTGAGCAGCAACCGGAACCGCAGCCACAAGCTGCGCCACAACAGGCAGCGCCTGATCCGAAAGCGACTCAGTGGGCAAACAGAAATCCTTGGTTTCAAACCGATAGAGAAATGACGGCATTCGTCTTTGCTGTTCATGAGGGTTTGATAAAGCAGGGTGTCAATCCTTCGAGTGATCAATATTACTCGTTGATTGATCAAAAAATGCAGGAACGATTTCCTGAAAAATTCGAGGGGCTATCCGGGGAAAGTCAAGTTTCCCAGGAGTCGAGCCTTCGTCCTGATGGGGCTCCTCGAAAGCCATCGGCTGTGGTGGCACCTGCAAGACGAGCTTCGGGTGCCAAGGGCCGCAAAATCCAAATGACGAAGACTCAGGTCGCTCTCGCAAAGCGTCTGGGTATCACTCCTGAGCAGTACGCCAAACAGGTTTTGGAACTGGAGAAAGCAAATGGTTGATAAAACTACGCTTAATGAGGAACAGGATCCTCGCGCAAAACGAGAGCATGAGACCCGAGAGTCTGATGCTCGACCTGATACATGGACTCCCCCCAGTGTTCTTCCGACGCCGGATCCGCAGGATGGTTATGTCTTCCGATGGATTCGCACCTCAATGCGAGGTGAGGCGGATAATACGAATGTTTCCCGAAAATATCGGGAAGGATGGGAACCTGTTCGCTTGGAAGATCACCCCGAGCTTCGCCTGATTCCGGACATTGATAGCCGGTTTGATGGCGCTGCCGTTGTGGGTGGTTTGATGCTTTGCAAAAACTCTGCTGAAAAAATGAATCAGAAGAAAGAGTACATGCAGAAAATCAACCAAGAGCAGATGGATGCCGTGGATCAGAACTTTATGCGTGAACAAGATGCGAGAATGCCTTTGCTCCCCCCGGAGCGGAGAACTCGCGTCACGTTTGGCGACGGCTCTTAGGAGAGGTACTCCTAATCAGGCCGTTGCCTGATGTTAAGGAGAGAAAATTATGGCTTATGGATTTCGTCCTGTTCAAATGGCTGGATCGAGATACCAAACTGGTGGGTTCGTAAAGGTTCCCATTGAGGATGACCTGATCGCGACCGCTATCTACAATGGCGGGCCGGTCGCCTATACCATTGCAGCTACGACGGCTGCAACGGGTCTTAGTGCAAACGACACCCCGCTCGACGATGATCTCTCGTGCGGCATCCTTGTTGGTGCAACGTGGGAGAATTCTGCGGGTGAACAAAAGTGGGGGAACTATTACGACGCGACCGGAGTTGCCGGTAAGTCGTTTGCGTTCATTGTTCCCCTGGATGATGTCGTTTTCCAAATTCAAGGAAATGCTGCATGGGACCGGAAGTATATTGGGTTTGAGTGTCTTACCACTGGTACTACAGGAAGTACAATCACTGGTAATTCAAACATTTCCTTGCTTCAGGTTACCTCCGACGCAACTAAGGCCGTCGTTATCCCTATTGGTGTCCTTGAAAACGGAAACGAAGATTCTTCAACCCCGGACGTTCTTGTTCGGTTTGCCGCAGCGGGCATTCAAACCAAGCCGCTGTTCTAAGGAGTAATTAATCATGGCAATTTCACGCGCACAAATGATGAAAGAACTCCTTCCCGGACTCAATGCACTATTTGGGTTGGAGTATGATACTTACGAAAACGAGCATGAAGACATCTACGAAATGGAGTCTTCGGATCGAGCCTTTGAAGAAGAAGTTCAGCTTTCTGGGTTCGGTGCTGCTCCGGTGAAGTCGGAAGGTTCCGCTATCGCTTACGATACGGCACAGGAAGTCTTCACTGCCCGATACAACCACGAGACGGTTGCTTTGGGTTATTCGATCACGGAAGAAGCCGTTGAGGATAACCTCTACGACTCGCTTTCTGCTCGATACACGAAGGCCCTCGCACGGGCGATGGCTAGCACCAAGCAAACGAAGGCTGCTTCTCCGTTGAACAACGGATTCGGCACCTTCCAATCGGGCGACGGTGTTGTTCTTTTCAGCACCTCGCATCCGCTGGTAAATGGCGGAACCAACAGCAACCGACCGCAGACCCTGTCGGATCTTAACGAGACCTCGCTTGAGCAGGCAGTGATTGATATTGCTGCGTTCACTGATCAGCGCGGCCTCAAGGTTGCTGCTCGACCGAAGCGGCTCATTGTTCCTGCCGCCAACATGTTCGTTGCGACTCGCGTTCTGGAGTCGGATCGGCGTGCTGGCACCGCAGACAACGATGTGAACGCTCTGCGAACCAACGGAAGTATTCCGGATGGTTGGCGGGTCAACCACTACATCACTGGTGATGACGATTGGTTCATCATCACGGATGTTCCGAACGGCATGAAGGGCTTCAATCGAACCCCTCTGCAGACGAGCATGGACGGTGATTTCGACACCGGCAATGTTCGATACAAGGCGCGAGAGCGATACTCCTTTGGAGTTAGCGATCCGCTGGGCATCTACGGTTCAAGTGGTGCTGCGTAACTAGGATTGGGCGGGGGCCTTCGGGCTCCCGCTCTTTTTCCGGTGGTTTATTGATGTCGATTGAATATCGTGGTCAAAAGTTTTCGGGCTATAACAAGCCCAAGAGGACCCCCTCCCATCCGAAAAAATCTCACGTTGTTCTGGCCAAAGATGGTGAGAAGGTGAAGATGATTCGGTTTGGTGAGCAGGGAGCAAGCACTGCGGGCAAGCCCAAGTCGGGTGAGTCCGACCGAATGAAAGCAAAGCGCAAATCATTCAAAGCTCGCCATGGCAAAAATATTGCCAAGGGGAAAATGTCTGCTGCCTATTGGGCAGATAAGACAAAATGGTAAACCAAACTCGTCAGACTTAAAAAGACAGTACGCGGACTGGCGAGGTAGTTGCGTACAACGAGGTAATACAAAATGGGCAAGACAACTTTTAGTGGTCCGGTAAGGTCTTTGAGTGGGTTTTATTCTGCTGGACAAAACTCTGCCGTAGACGTTGCAAACGGAACTTCTAATTTCACGATTGGAAGCACTGCTGGTTATGGCGTTGAAGATTACGCAGGTAAAATTATTACGCTTAACGACGCTGACATGACTATTACTCTTCCCACCATTAGCGCGGTGGCCCCCGGAGATAGTACGGACCCTGGGCAACTTAACAATTTGGGTTTAAAATTCAGATTCCTTGTGGTTACAGAGTCTACTGCTTTGATTATTAACTGCGGTGGGAGTGACGTTTTTATCGGCGGTGTTCACATCGGGATTGACAATGCGGCCACTACGGATTGGCAAGGCCCAGATGGTTCAGATAATACTTTTACTATGAACGGAAGCACAAAGGGTGGTGATCCGGGTAGTTACGTTACTTTTGAGTCTGTAGCCGCGAACAAATGGCTTGTTCAGGGCAATCTCATTGGATCAGGCACGCTCGCTACTCCGTTCACGACGGTTTAGCCATTATGATTAGGGGGCACCTTCGGGTGCCCCCCTAATACCCCATGCCTTATAAAGTCCAAAAAAAGTCTGGTTCTCGGCCCTGGAAGATTATTGCCAACGGTAAAGTTGTTGGCAGTTCTGCGACTAAGTCGTCTGCAGAGGCCTCCGTTCGAGCCCGCCATGCATCTGAAAAGAAAGGCGGAAATAAGCGTTGAGTTACCTAGAAACTGTTTTGTCGGAAAGCTACACGTTTAGTGGCGCTACGGATAAAAAGTATGTTCCTGCTGGTAGTACTAATTATCAGTCCGCATCTATTATGGGCATTGTGCTTCAGCCAAAGGAGTATGGGAGCAGCGCTCCTTCGACCAGTCAATCTTTTCAAATAAAAGATAAAAAGACTGGCGACGTTCTTTTTTCCTGCAGAATCATGCCAACCCCTGAGTCTGGAAGAAGTCGCAGGACTTACAATGTTTTCAGGCTGACTTTTCCGGGAAATGGAATAAGGGCCTCGAACGGTTTTGAATTTTTGCCCCTATCGAGTGATAGTAATGTCGCAGTTGAGCGAGTTACAATTTTTTATCAGGTATAGTTAAATGTCGGTTTCTTTGAATTGTTTTTACAGGCAATACCTATATAGTACCGCATTTGACAATTCGTCTCTTTATGACAACGGAGACGCTGAAATCAGCGGAAGATTGTGTTTAAGGAATGTTTGGATAACCACCGCTGTCAATTCATCCAACCCGATCTGGGCAACAATTAAAATTGCAAGGGGCACAACGTACAACGCATCTAATGTTGCATTGGAACTTCCCTATGTATGTAACGCTGTGGCAGACATATACCCAAACCTAGAAATTCCGGGAGGCGGTATGTTGTTTGAAGACGGTCTTTCTTTTCAATTTACTGAGCCGTTTGACTCGTCAGATACCGATCTAAGTGGTATAAATTTAATTCAAACAGTAACGCTTCTTTACAGTGGCGGAAATACCTCTATTTCTTTAGAGGCCCCATCCTAGGTTTAGTATGAGCTTTGAAGGATATTTAAAAAACGCAAGTTTTGCTTCCGTAGTCAGCGGTACCGCATTTGACGATAGGTCCGTAAAGGGAAGGTGTAGGCTTGTTGGGTTCTCCCTCACGCCTCAGTTTTTAGCTGGTGGTGGCTCTCCACAAGCCTTTCCCAATCCGAATGGAACGGTGAAGCTTGAAGATTTAAATGATTCAATGACTGGGTCTTCTGGTGTTGTGGTATTTGAGTTTCCGGTTCTTTTTGGAATAAATAACCCGCAATTGCTTAACTGTTCTTTTCTGGATAGTGATGCTTACATTTTATTTAAAAACGGAATCTATGTTAACTTTACAAATGCAGGAGGCGGGAAGGACCCGCTGGCTTCAAATTCTTTTGAGTTAAGTATTTTTTACTACTAGGTTTATTATGGTAGAGGTTCAATCAAGAATGATTTCGGAGTCGAGCGATATTGCCGAAAGCGGTTTAGCCGTTAGTGGCAGGTCTCGGTTATACGGTGCGGTTTTTGCAAACGCAGAGACCTACGATGTCACCGTTTCAGCGCCTCCGTACATTGAGTTTAAAAATGGGTCTAACTCGGGGGATTTACTTTTTACGATGTCCAATTGCCCCGGAGGCTGTGAGAGTAATTACGTTGCTGGCACAACATATATTGATTTGCCTTCGGGGGGAATTCTTTTCGAGGATGGAATTTATGTAAACATACCAGCCAGTACTCAGGAGGCTAGAATATGCATTCTGTTTCAGGGTGGTTCGAGCGTTTAATATGCCCTTAATCTCATCCTCTTCATACACCCTTGATTCAGATATATCC